TCCCTTTAACCGATGAACAATGTAAAAGTTGGTTTAAAGGCACATACAAATTATGTCATCAATATTTATATATTGATCCTATATTTGAAGAATTGGCATTTGAAGATAATATGTTTTATTTACGACATGCCGAAGGGGTTATTTTTGATTTTTGAGTTATATATATTTTTTATATTATATAAATATATATATTTATCGGTTTTGGCGTATTCTTGTTCTAAATTATTCAAATTTGTTCTATTTATATGTTTAGATATAGAAATATTCCGTTTCCATTCACTTAATTTACTACACATAAACATAGACTTTTCACAATTAAATTTTTTAGCGTTTTTCGGCGTAATTTTGGCGTTTTGTTATTCTAACCATATAATAACAAAACGCCGAAATACTTTTAATTCGATATTTTTTTATTTATTTCGCAATCACAAATTCTTTTGAGACCATTTTTATGATTATTATTTTTACATATTTCTAATACTTGTTTTTGTAATTCGTTATTACTTTTCACTAATTCTAATACTAAATCAGTTAATACTTTAATTTCATTTAATGAAGAATCTATTATTGTATTTTCACCAATGATATTAGTTTCTTCTTTACATATTTTTTTGTGACCCCATAACCCTTTTCTAGATTTATATATTTTATTACATTTTTCACAATTGAAAATATCATTTTTGGGATTTTGAGGATTACACTTGTTACCATTTAGGTTATCTTGATGTTTTCTAGTGTTCAAATGTTTATTATAATCTTTTTTATTACTACATGTTATATTACAATAATTACATAAAAATATTTTTACGGAATTATCTGTTGAGATATTGGGGGATTTGTTTAAGGCCATCGTATTTTCAAAACTTTGATATTTTATTTTTTTAATATGTTTATTTGTTTGGTTATGTGTATTTAATAATTCTTTATTATTAAAATTTTTATTACATTCTTTACAATATAAAACTTCTTTTATTATGGTATTTTTTATGATAGGTGGATCCTTTGGTTTGTGTATTGCATAGGGTTCTATGCTATTTAATGTCGCGTTTAAGGATAAAAAATATTCTTGTTCTTTTTTTCTCGCTTCATATTGATTTTTACAATCAAAAAAATTTATGATTTCCATTTTCCAATTTACCCAGCCACCATTATTACGTATGACTTCATATAATTTACATTTATAATTTGAACTTTTTTTATTAACACATCCTTGTTTATGTGAATGTTTTCTTTGTACAAAATTAGTCGTATGACCTACATATAAATCAGAAATAGCTGGGTTCTTGCATGTGATTTTATATATAATTGTATTAGAATAATCAATTTCGATTTTAGGCATGTTATAATCTTATATAATCTTATATAATATTATATTTATATTATATTTATATTAAAATAATCTTATAAGAATATATAAGAATATAAAAATCCCCTAAATCATTTTAATTATATTTTAAGATTTTTTAATAAAAAAGTTGTCATCACAAATATTTTACGAAAATTTAAAAATGAGAGCATAATGGTCACAATCACTTTTTTGATATATTTTTTGAAATTCTATTTTCGGAAATTGAAAAATAGACATTTTAAAAATGTCCAAAATCGATTTTCTTAAAATAGAATTTCAAAAAATAAAAATATTTTTATTAATTAAATTTTTATTAATTCACTATTTATTTATTTATAGTTTTCATTCACCACTTCTTTTACGACCCTTTTCATTTTATTATTGTCGAATTTTTTTCCCATTTATTTTCCTCCTCGTTTCACGTTTGGCTGTCAGTGATATTTACATGATTAATGATAATATTACACCCCCTTCAAATACCGATTATTTATAAAATAATAAAATAATAAAATAATAAAATAATAAAATCTTAATCTTTCATATAAATAAAATAAGGCGCCAAGTAAATACTCATAATTAAAAACACGATATTAGTATCATAACTTGATTGGTTCAATAAAGCACTTATTATAACAGCCATGATTACTAGAAAACTATCTCCTAATAAAGCACCAGCACCTGCTTCTTTTGAATAACCTTTGAAAAAATCTAACATATCATTTGAGCCTTTAGGAATAGTGGTAAAGAAAATATAAAATAGAAAGTCAAAGATTATTTGAATAGATACACATATACCAGCAAATGCGGTGAGACCAATCTTTAGACCACTTTTATGAACTAGATATCTTCCTAATAACATATATAAAACACCAATCAATATATCTGCAATCATAGCAGACAATCTATATTTTTTATACCATCCTTCTAAAGATGTGATTTTTATATAAATTTTCGCAAAAGTAAAAAAAATGATAAATAAATCAGCATAAATGTTAGCGGTTATTATAGGTATGTATTCAAATTTATTAGTATAATTGATAGTAGGTTTCAAATTTGTAGTTTTTTCAATCAAGAAAGTAAGTAAAAATAATAATCCAACAATTAATAATCCACTCATATATAATTTAAACGAATATAAAAAAAAATTGGCATTCTAACATATTTTTTAAAATAATTTAATATGTTAAAATTTAAATATAATTATTAAAGGTTAACATATTAATAATAATAATAATAATAATAATAATGGGCAATAATCATTCTGCTTATATAAAAAAAATAAATTTTGAAGATATGCAACATGCTATAAAAGATAATGAAAAATCAGTAATTATTAATACTTTAATACCAGATAAACAACAATGTTTAATAAAAGGAACAATTACAATTGAAGAAGAAATTAAAATATTAAATCATTATCTCTCTAAAGATACAAAAATAAGGATTATTATTTATGGCATAAATGCATGTGATCCGACAATATTGCAAAAATACAATCAACTCATGAATTTAGGGTTTTATAACATATATATTTATCCAGGCGGAATGTTTGAATGGTTATTATTACAAGACATTTATGGTGAAGACATTTTTCCGACAACGACAAAAGAAAAAGATTTATTGCGTTTTAAAGGTCGCCAACAATTTAATATAAAAATGATTGATTATTAATTATTTTTGATTATTTTGATTATAAAATTAAAATATCATATTTTGAATATAATATGCAATATCATTTAAAGAATATAATGATTTCTGGTCGAAGATACCAGTGGGTTCGTTAATGAAAGATTTGATTTGTGCAAACCATTTTTGTAGAATTTCTGGATTATCCATAATATCAACATTTGCATCTAAGACGAGTAAAGGTCTTGTATTGTTTTTAAATAACCACTCTTCGTGGTATTTATGACAATTTTCTAAATAAGCAAGCGGAATTGTGTTTTCGCCTTGTCTGCCACGTTTTTCGACACGTTTAGCAGAAATGATGGGATCATTTTGTAGATAAATAAATGAAATAGGCGGCAGTTCTTGAATAAAATCTTGAAACCATTTTTGGTAGATGGCATATTCTATATCTTCTATTTTTTCATCATCAAACAACATTTTGGCAAATACATTACAATCGGTATATAAACTCCTTTCCATAAGAATAACTTTATAATTGCGTTTAAGTGCGTCGCGTAAGGCAGATAAACGTGAAATAAATGCCATCATTTGAAAGGGAAAAGCATACCTTGTTTGATTTTCATAATATTTTTCTAAAATAGAAATGCCGTTTTTATCTTTAATGGAAGTCCAGACATCCACTGGTTCTTTTAAATAACAAATGTCAGGATGATTTTCAAATTGTTTTTCTAATTCTGCTAATAAAGTAGATTTGCCGGTTCCAATATTCCCTTCAACTGAAAATATAGCAGCGGGTGCCATAGTTAATGATAGATGATGTTATAATACTATAATATTATTATTATTAAATGAATTCAATTTATTAGAATAATCAATAATAATAATCGGATTTTTTAATTATTATTATTCTAATAAATTGAAATAAATATAACCTTCTAACTAAATGATATATACCCACCACCACTTAGACTTTTCAAGATGGATCTTAACCAAAGTAAATTAACGAAATCAGAATGGGAAAGTATTGAACTCCCGATATCAACTCATGAGTTGCGTATTATCGAATTAATTAAAGCGGGATATGGTGACGTGAATATTAAACGAAATCATACTTTATCGCTTTTAAAATATATGAAAATTTCATTTAATTCGGCAATTGATCGCTATGTCTATATTCATTATCTACAAGCGAAACTATTAGAAATCGGAAAAAAGTATGATTTATTTATGGATACTATTGAAATGGGTAACCATGCGATGAAAAAGGCCGATATTTTCCGTTTCGCAAATACGGACAAACATCTTGAGACGAATAAAACCACGATTTATGAATATATTATTTTAGATTTATTAGAAAAAATGTATAAACACAAACATGCGAAAAATGCTAAAAATACGAAAACAATGAAAACTGAAATAAAAAAGAAGCGTGAAGAAGAAGGCATGAGCGGCAGCAGTGGCATGAGCGGTAGCAGTGGCATGAGCGGCAGCAGCAGCAGCAATGGCGATTGGTTGTATTATTATTATACGATTAAAACGATTATAGAATATAATGTAGAATTGGTCAATGCTTGTTTTAAATCAATGGTAAAAACATTAATCTCACGATTAGATGAAGACGTGAATCTCGTCTCTTTAGTGTCGCAAGGTTATTCGTTAATTGAAAAGAACGAATATTTATTAAAATACGCTGATGAAAAGTTATATGATCATCAAAAAAGATTATTTACGGCGTGTAAGCAACCCAAACCGAAATTAGTGCTTTATATTGCGCCAACTGGTACTGGCAAAACATTGTCCCCGTTAGGGTTAGCCGAACATCATAAAATTATATTTGTGTGTGCGGCTCGGCACGTCGGTTTATCTTTAGCGCGATCGGCTATTTCCGCAAATAAACGTGTAGCGTTTGCGTTTGGTTGCACCGATACCGACGATATTCGCTTACATTATGCGGCGGCGAAAGAATATACCATTCATAAAAAATCAGGCGGTATTGGCAAAGTCGATAATTCAGTCGGCGATAAAGTTGAAATTATGATTTGTGATATTAAATCATATATTCCTGCGATGAATTATATGCTGGCTTTTAATTCAAAAGAAAAAATCATTTGGTATTGGGATGAACCGACGATTACATTAGATTACCCCGAACACGAATTTCACGCAATTATTAAAAAGAATTGGACAGATAATTTAATTCCAAATATCGTGTTGTCTTCGGCGACTTTACCGCAATTAGCCGAATTAACCGAAACGATTACTGATTTTCGTAGTCGATTTGATGAAGCGGACATTCATGAAATCATTAGTCATGATTGTAATAAAAGTATTCCTTTGCTTAATCGTGATGGATTTGTAGAAATGCCGCATTATCTTTTTACAGACTATTCGAAAATAGTTGAAGTCGTCGCTCATTGTCAAAAATATAAAACATTATTGCGGTACATTGATTTAGCCGAAGCCATTAAATTTATCACTTATATAAATCAACATGGCGATTATATAACACATCCGCGGTATAAATTAGAAAATTATTTTGGCGTATTTGAAATGGTCACGATGGCAAATATTAAATTATATTATTTGAATGTATTGGGTGCTTTACAAGGAGAAAAATGGAGTGAAATATATAAGTATATGTCAAATACGCGCCATAAAAAAATGCTGTCGACTATTAATATTGTCACGAGTGACGCATATACTCTTACGGATGGACCGACAATATTTTTAGCAGAAGATATTGACAAAATCGCGCAATTTTATTTACAAAGCGCTTCTATTCCTGAAACGCTATTAAAAGATATTTTAGGCAGAATCGAGTATAATACTCGAATTAATGAAAAAATGGCAATTATGGAAAAAGATTATTCTGATGGCACTAAAAAGGATGAACAGAAAGAGAAGAAAATGAATGAAGGTCGTGTTGATCCGGAAATGAAACGATTAATGGATAAAATCGATGGATTACGGCAACAATATAAATCGGTTCGGTTGCCACATGAATATGTGCCTAATACGAAAGAACATTTATATAAATGCGCAAATAAGATGGCGATGGCTAATGCGAATGCGAATGCGAATGCGAATAATGCGAATGCGAATAATGCAAATAATGCGGCCAAACCTTTTACGAGCGAGATATCTGAACATGATGTAGAAAAAATTATGCGGATTGATGATATTTCTGATCAATGGAAATTATTATTATTATTGGGAATTGGCGTATTTACGACCACGCATAAAAGCGATCGATATACCGAAATTATGAAAAATCTCGCACAACAACAGAAATTATATTTAATTATTGCTTCGACCGATTATATTTATGGCACGAATTATCAGTTTTGTCATGGATATATTGGCAAAGATTTAGGCACGATGAGTCAAGAAAAATGCATTCAAGCGATGGGGCGTGTTGGTCGAAATAAATTACAGCAAGATTATAGTGTGCGTTTTCGTGAAGATGAACTGATTTTAAAATTATTTCAAGAAGAAACGAATAAACCAGAAGTCATGAATATGAGTTTATTATTTACATCTGAATGAGGAATGTAAATAAGAATATATATATATATATATATTAAGGAATAGACATGTAAAATTTATAATAAAAAATATAATTATTTTTTATTTGGTTGTTTATTTCGTTTTGTTTGTTTTCTTTTGTTTTGTTTATTTCGTTTTGTTTGTTTATTTCGTTTTGTTTGTCTTTTACTTTTATGTGTATTAATACCTCCAACACTTGGATAATAATTATTAGGTGGATTTGCATTTAATTTAAATATTTTTTCGGGTTCAGCACCCTCATTACAATGTAATCTGCTTGTCCCTGTCGCCCAAGGAAGTGTTGTTATTGTTGGAACATTAACTCCTTCATCTGTTAATGTTATAAATATAACAGGTCTATTCCTGTTATATAGTTCGTCCATAAAAGGTCCTTTATCAACATTAACACCTCGAAGACTGAACAATAGTTGTAAATTGATTAGAGGTCTTCTTTTATCAACATTTGATATTCTTCTTCCATCATCATTAGGTGAATACGTCGCCAAATTGTTTGTTTCAAAACAAGGATATACAGTAATAAATTTTAACGGACCTTGGCCTTCAGAATCATTAGGGTCATCTGGTTCATTCTCTTCATCCAATTGTGTGATTCCCATATGTTCCACGTATGATCGAGTCAATAAATAATATACGCTCCTTTCTACATTAAATCTATTATAATTTTTAATTACAATAGGTATCTCACCATCTCTAATAGATTCATCAATAAATTCTCTTATATTCTTATTCTCATCAGCATTATAAAAATCATTTCCATTTCTGTCAACATCTATAAAAAGAGGTGAGGTGTTTCTGGATGGCGTAATAATGGAAATAGGGGCGATAGGAGGAACTCCTTCAACATTTGGAAATCGTCGATTAAAATATTCAAACATATTACGAATATTTTTATTAGTGATTAAATATTCATTCATATTTTTCATTGCTAAATTAAATTCTTGTAAATCTAACCGATCATCAAAATTATAATCATACTCAATAAATGATATTATTTCGGCGACACCCCAATTCTCTGGCAGACTTAATATAAATTCGGCAAAATTCTCAAAATCCCATACACGTTTACTATTAAATATACGCAATACTATATCATTTCCCTGCTGTGGAGGTGCTGCTGCCATCGCATCAACTCTTGGCGGCGTTAAGAATTGTACCCTTCTTCTCGACTGGTCTCTCTCTGCTCTTTCTCTCTCTCTCTCTCTCTCTACTCTCTCCCTCTCTACTCTCTCTCCTCTCTCTACTCTCTCTCTCTCTGCTCGCTCCCTCTCTACTCGCTCCCTCTCTGCTCTCTCTCTCGTCTCCCTCTCTCTCTCTAGTCTTTCTTGTCTCCCTCTCTCTCTATTCTGTATCCGTGTCTGATCAATCTCAGCAATAAGTCTATTTATCGCTGCTTCTGTTCCATTTATATTTATATTTATAGTTCTAGATATGTTGGTTATTTCCTCCTCCGATGAATTTGGATACATTGTATAAACCTGTAATTTAAAATTATTAATCGCCGTCAACATTCTTTCTAAAGCTTCAGTTCGTTCATCTAGTTCGTCTAGATCAATCCCTAGATATTGAGCATTTAATTCCCTAAAATTGGTATTAAACTCATTACTCAATTCATTCATTCTTTCTCTATTTCTCTGTTCTAGTGACACATAGTTAGGCAAATTTGGCATTGGTGCCTGCCCTTGTCCTACAGATTCAATGTATTGTACTAACTCTGGTGGCCATATATTATATCCATGATTATTTCTTAATACTTTATTTATAAGTTCTGAACCATCAGGTAACTGAAATAAATATGGTATCCACTCCTGTAATTTCTCCATATTATTTTTATTATTCTCAGGTCCCCAAATTCTTCTAAAAACCTCTGATGCAGGTTCACCATTAGGAAAAATATATCCATTAAAAAAGTTATTTATATCTTGCTCAGGTACAGAAGAATAAATATTAGGTGGTAATTGTTGTCGTACCTGTCGTACTACATAAATACTAGATATATGCCAGGCGTCTTGTCTATATAATACATCATCATCTTGAACGTATCTCCAATCATCACTCATTATTAATTAATATATATATATAGATATATTAATTAATTAATATAATATTATCTTTTTTTTGTATGAATTATTTGATAAAAAGTATAAACTTTTTTATTATTTTTTAATTACATTTCGCTAAATGTTTCAATCTCTCCATTATTGGTGTCATTATTATCTATATTTAGACCACCGCCAAAGATAAGTTGTTTTTGAGATTTATATAAATTATAATTAGCAGTAATTGGATTTAAAAAACGTAAACTCCAAAATAAAAACACAATCAAGAGAAAAAGATAAGGTTTATATTTAAAAAGCAAGAAATTTAAAATCACCATAATGAAGAGAAAATACATGAGAATTTGTACGCCATTAAATATATTTTCTATCGTGTTTTTCGTTTGCATTCCGCGTTCAAAATCTGTATCCATAAATTGTAAAAAAACCATGCCTTCTTTTCCTGCAGGTTCAAAATAATATTCATAAAAAGGCATCGCCGTATTTTTTTTCACGAGATAATCTAATACATATTGCGGAAATAGAAAAAGAATTGGTATTTTCGTATAACATTTAAAAACATAGAATGGTTCAAAATTCATTTTTTGTTGAAGAGAGAAATCCCAGAAATGTTTATTAAATATATTATTAATATTCGTAATTAAAGCTTCATTATCCGTGCTGACGACATAAGCACCGCCGCGGGCTAATCTTAACCCCACTTCTATTATTTTACCATTTCGGTATTGCATATTGACAATTCCAGTAAAATTGCGCATGTATTTTTCAACCCAATCCGTAATATTCAGTGGCGGTTTTGAGTCAGATGAAATGAATTTCCATTCATCCGTAAATCCATTTTGTTTTTCTGAATAAATATATGTGATTTGGTGCATGATTTTTCCGTTTAGCATTATATAATCAGTCATGCCTTCGGTGCCATCAATAAATTCTGACCACATCATGTTTTTATAATGTTTATAAGGTTGTAATTCTTCTTCTGATTTAATTTTAAAACAATTTTTAGAAGATGCGCTTAAATGACCCCAGCGCGGTTTAATAAAAATGGGATATGTTGTTAAGTTTTTGTTTTGATCTGAATCAAATAAAGTTTCTAATTTACCGCCTTTTAATCCTTGACTTTTCACAATCCATAATTTATCATATACAAATTTATGTTGAGGGTATCTTATATAACATTGCCCATCAAACACTGGCATTTTATTTGTTAAATGATTTTTAAAGGGATCTAAATAAGGATTAAAAAATCCCATAAATTTACACCAAGAATCTTCCTGTTGTAATAAAGTTTTAATAAAGGGTTTACTGCTGACACTCATTTATTATATTATATATTATATATTATATATTATATTACTAATAATAATATTATATTACTAATAATAATAATATATTATAATGAATAAATATAATAATTTAAATGTATTATTACTAATAATAATATTATTAATAATAATATAATATTAATAACATGTCTTTTTTAATCAAAGGAGGGTATAATTCTTTTCAAAAAACTATTTTAAATATGACCTTAAAAAAAAGTAATTTATGGCAGCAAGGGTTGATTACTACCAATCATTATAAAAATCCAATTTGTAAACTAAATTCGTATGATGATAATCATTTGGAAATCGTAAAATATCACGACATGCACGCTTTACTTATCAATAATATGGTTGTATATGAAAAGAAACATTTGTTTACCTATGATGTAGAATTATTATTAAAAAATAAGCATATAACAGACACAACATTAGATAAGAAAAATGATAATATTTATCACTATGTTACGTATTATTGGGTAAATTATGACACAATTAAACACATTAATGGTCAGCGTTATTTGAATTAGCAATTTTTAGTATAGAAATTTTTAGTATAGAAATTTTTAGTATAGAAATTTTTAGTATAGAAATTTTTTATTAGCAGAAAACATTTTCGTCGATGTTTAGACCATCATATTTTAATTTAATTTTTTCTTTAAATAGCATAAGTTGTTCTTCTACTATATAATTTTCTGGTAATACCATACGCAAATTCATTCGTTTATCTTCGTTTATTTTTTTATCAAATACCATATGAAATTTATTACGTTCTTTTTTAATAGTCACATACATAGGCAATCCAATATCTTTTGTTTCTGGGTAAATGTTCTGATCTAAATCTTTCACAATTTTATTCACTATTCTTAATTTTTCTAAAATATCGACTTTATTTGATTTCGAACCAATCCAACTTTTATCTAATTTTGGATGTTTTTCGATTTTAAAAAATTCTCGACTTTTTTGTTGTTCCTTATCTAAATATTCTTGATAATAAACAACATATTTTCCTAACATATCTTGTGTTATACCTTTCGGTAAAGGTTTGGCATTATGTTTTCGTGCTCTTTTAGTGCCTTCCGCAATACCACTTGAATTTTGTTCTTGTTCTTCTCTTGTTGCAAGACGTAAATTGTCATAAGTATTATTTAAAGGGTTGCGATCAACATGATCTACACTCATATTTTTAGTCCCTTTTCCATTGCCGTAACAATTCAAAATAATTTGGTGGATAAATAAATTTAATGCACAAAGAATATATCCATTTTGATGTTTATAAAATGTTAATTTTTTTCCATGATTATGTACATTTTCAAATTCTATTATTTTTTCATAGGATTGTTGAGATAATAAACATAATGTATTTTTTTCACAATACATTAATATTAATTCACCATTTTTATCTTCTGTTCGTATTTTCCACATTGGATTTTTTAAAACAAACGCATCATTGCCAATCGTATAATAATGTCCTTGTATATACTCAATGACATCATATTTTTCCTTTACGATATCATGATATTGATGATATATTTCTACATTAGTACGCCGTAAATCAGATGGATTATTGTTTTTAAATACATAATTGATATTACTTGAATTATAGGTAAATATATGTTCTAATAAAGAAATGCGTTTATAATTATATAGATATGATGGATAAACATCAGTTTCATTTATAAAATTAAATTTTTTACTCGTTAGAACAAAATGATTAAAGTCGTTTATATCCAAATAATATTTTTTTCCAGCAAAATCTAATACACCGCATAATAAAGTCGGATCAATTGTAGTAATGACCTTCATTATGGCTCCGTGTAATGTAATAGGAGTAGTAGGCGTGGTTGAATACTCAATTTTTCCGTTAATCATATTATAATTAATATAGTATGATTTTTCTTTAAGTCTATTTTGTTTGTAATTAATGTTTTTTTTAAAACCCAAACCGCTCAGTTAGAATATGCTAACCCGCCCATACCACTCATCACGCGCAAGACGTTGTAGTTGACGGCATACACACGGACCTTGGCGGTGTTCGTGCTAGCGACTGTCGCGTTCGACAAAACCAACTGGAGGGTGGCGTTATCAATACGCGAGAAGTTGCACGAACCCGAAGGCTGGTGCTCTTCCGGTCGGAGGGCGAACGAGTAGACGTTAATACCAGTATCGGGGGCACGGGTGTGGTGCTGGTAAGGCTGCACCAAATCGAAGTATGTTCCTTCACGTTCCGAGAAACGATCTTGACCATTCAACTGCAATTTGGCAGTCACGACGGGGTTTTCACCCCAGCAGTGCATATCGAGGGATGCTTCCGTCAAGACGAAAGTACCAGCATCGGAAACACCAGAGGCGACACCAGTGGTTCCAATTGTCCCAGATGGGTTAAAGGGAGTTTCGACAAGACCACCCGAAGTCCACAAATAATTGGTGACTTGAGCATTGAAAGAGATATCACTTGCACCAGCCTGTTGGAATAAACCACTTGCGTTAATGAAACCATTAGCACCGCTAGTCTCGGCCTTTCCACCGAACGAATGGATTGCATTGGGCAATGCATCAATCGCATCG